ACGGGCATCGACGTTGGCGGCGGCGTGATATTCGCCCCCGGCGTCCTGTCTTTCGATACGACCGGCGGAAGCGAACACATAACCCAGGCGTGGAGCGACTCGAATAGCCCGTCTGCCTACGTCCAGGGCAACGCAGCCGAAGGCTCGGCACCGGAGACCTACGGGGCTATCAACGCAAACGCCGATAGCGTCCAGGGCGTCGATATTACGGTGCCCAGCTTCCAGTTCACGGAGAGCTGGCATATTCCGGCGGCCTACCTGCTGACCGGCGCAACGCCGCATATCAAACGCATCTACGGGATGACGGGCAAGGTGAACAGCCAGCCGTTTCGCATCTTCCAGGCGGGCGAGGTTCTTTTTCTCGGTGCCCGCTGCGATACGTCGCGGTCGCAAACCATGGTGACGGTGACGTTCAACTTCTCGGCCAGGCTCAACCGTGACAGTTTCGACATTGGAGACATTGAGGGGATTTCAAAAAAAGGCTGGGACTATCTGTGGGTGGAGTACGAGACGGTCGCGGAGAGCGACGTTGGCGTCCGGAAGCCCCGATACGCATACACCGCTCGCGTCTACGAATACAAGCCGTTTTCCGAGCTGGGGATTGGCACCGACTGGCCGGCAGTCTGGCTATCCCCTCCGGCCGTGAGCACGTTCACGCATCCTCTTGAGCCCGCACAGAAGGGCGTGATGTGAGCGCAGACTTTCGCAAGGTACGCCCAGGCCAGCCGCTACGCATCACCGCGAAGGCGTGGAACCGGGTTCTGGATACCGTGGCAACGCAGCCGGGGTTTGCCGGGAGCGCGGGCCTGTATGACCGCCCTTGCCACGTCGTGCAAATCAAGAACACGACCGGCTCGTTGGTGCCGAAATGGGGAGTGCTGGCAATTACCGGCATCGCAAACGATCCGACCGCGGGAGAATCCAGCCTCTCGCAGTTCCAGGAGGTGCCGATCCTCGAGGGAGCTGCTCCATCAAGTACGACGGCCGGAAAGTTTGTTGTGGCGGTCGAGCCGATCGCGGCCGGCAAGTTTGGCCGGGCGGCCATCGACGGGGTGGTGCAGGTCAAGGTGGAGGTAGTTCACGCCGATCACAGATTCGTCGCCTGCGGAAGCGGAGGGTTAAAAACCGCCGCCAGCGGCGACGGTCTTGTGTTGTGGAAGGATACCGGCACCGGTACCGACAAGTGGGCACTCGTGCGGCTCGCGGGCGGCGGCAGTGCTGCTGGTGGCATTGTCCGTGGCACCTTCTCTGCACCGTGGGCCAAGGGTTCCACGAAGACAGTCGCCGATGCCGTGACGAGCGGCACGACATACTCGGACGTCAGGAACTACTTTGCCGCAGTGGGCGGCACCGGCAGCAAGGCTTGTGCCATCACTTATGTTGGCACCGAGTGGATTCTCATCGCTGCGGAGTGCTGACCTATGGCGATGCTTGGCGCGGATTGCTCGGCGTGCTGCGAGGGGTGGTATTGCTATTGCGAAAACGATTGCAACACAACGCCAGCGTGTTCGTATTGCCTTGGATCATGCCCGCCATATCGCGCACCGGAGAGCTTCACGGCCACTGTAACTGCGTCCGATTACGTCAATAGGGTAATGGGCCGAGTCTACTACAACATTGTTGGAGGATCTGGAGCGGGAGTTGGGCTCACTAGTTATTTCAAGGGAAGCGCATTGTCGGGAACGCACACGCTCGCTCGCGTTAGCGCAACTCGATACGAGACAAGCCTTCCTGACAACCCGGCGTGTTCGTCACCAGGAGTTGCAGCGTCCAACATTTCTTTTGACTTGGCAAGCTGCTACTTCGCAGCCTCCGTGCGCGGCCAGTTTGAATCAAGCCTAGCTAACTATCCTTCGGATACCGTTCCCCGCGCTGGTGCGGACTTAGGATGCAGCACTCAGACTTGCCCAAGCCCATATTCTTGCGCTACGGCAAACCCTACATGGGTACTGAGAGACTTCACACATTTTCCATTTTCAAAGTTTGTTTCTTGCAGTGAAATAAGTTCTTCTTCTCCTGTTGTGCTCACGCTAGCACTACCAGACAAATGGTGGGTGGAAGGGTCATATGTCGGATTTGGTTTTACATCCCGTCCTGGTTTTACCGGCCCATACGGGTATGTATCTGACCCAGTGGTATACGAGCAGTCTGGGTCTCGCGACGTTACCGTGTCTATTGTTCCCAATTATTGACCGAGGCTGCTGAATGCCGTGCAGACAAGTTGCAACTTACAGCGGGAAATATGGCGCAGGGAAACTCGATGGCGGCGGCTACCGCACCGAGGCCGAGTGCAACGAAGCCTGCCGCGAGGGCGCGTGCTGCGAGGGCACGACATGCACTGTCAAGCCGCAGTGTCAGTGCCAAGGGACGTTTTTCGGACTTGGGTCTGTCTGCTCTAGCGGGATTTGCTGCGATCAGTTCAAGAGTGATTGCGCCGGAACGCAGCTTCCGGCTACGATCTCAGTATCTTTTCAGATCACAAACAACCCAGGCAACGACGAGTGGCTACCCTCATTGGGTGGCACATGGAGTTTGTCTCTTGTTTCTGTCGGGCCGCAGTCGGGCGCGCAATACCAATGCGCCAGCTATGGGTTTAGCCGCTCTGCCTCTGGTGCAAATCGCTCCGTGTTGTTAGCGGTTGAGTTTTTTTTCACGCAATCAAGCGGGCAATGGGTGCGAGCGGTGTCGGTGCGAGCATACGAAAGCACACTAAATTCATTTTTTGGTGCGTTCGCATTTCCGTCTGGTGGGCCATGCGTGTCAGGTGGATATATCCCGGTGAGTGGATGCCTAGCGGCATCTGCTGGATTGCACCAGAGGACAGCGTCGCACGGCTTTGCGACGGTTCCGTGTAACCAGTGGTGGGCCACGGTAGGAACGGTGTCGGTGTCAGCGTGAAGTGCGTTTTTGGAAGCCATCCGTACCTGTGTGTTGTTTGCACAAAAATGTGCGGAACAGGAGACTGCGACTGCCAAGGTGGCGGGGGCGGGCTGGTTGCTCAATCGCCACCAGCGGAGCCGTCAGCCACACCCACCCACGGCCCCGGCACCGAGCTAAAAAAGCTGCTCGCCAAGGTCGGCATCACCGCCGCGCCCGATTGTGCCTGCAACGCTCGCGCCGCCGAGATGGACCGCCAGGGCGTCGAGTGGTGCGAGGCCAACATCGACACGATCGTGGGCTGGCTCCGCGAGCAGGCCGCCGCTCGCGGCCTGCCGTTCCTCGACCTCGCCGGGCGGCTGCTTGCGCGGCGGGCTATCAGCAACGCCCGGAAAACGGGCGGCAAGTAGCTCCGGGCTGATATACTGACGTTCAGTATGTCTACCTACAGCCAGCTACCGGCCGTCCTAGATTTGCAGCTCATCCGTGGGGATGAGCTGAATTTCGTGTGCCAGTTCCCCGGCATGGACCTGACGACCGGGACAATTTCGTCCGTGGTGTACGACGCGAGCACCATTGGCGGCACGACGGTCACGACGCCCGGCCTGTCGGTCAGTGTGGCGACGGCGGCCGGTATTTCGACAACGAGCGTCGGCGTCAGCTTGGTCGAGACGCAGACCATCGGCCTTTCAATCGCCGGCCGCTACCGCTGGTATCTGCGGTGGGTTTCCCCGGGCGGCGTGACGCGGACCTATCTCGCCGGAAACGTCCTGCCCTCCAACCCGTGAGCTGCCGATGGCCGACGTCACAGTAAGCGTAGGCGCGCCGTCGCAGGTTTCCGTGACGGTGGCCGGCTCGTCTGGTGGGTCGGCCCTCGTGACCAACGGCTCCGTGGCAACCGTCACGGTGACGCAGGCCGGGGACCGCGGCCCCAAGGGCGACCCGGGCACGGTCAACCTGTCGGACGCAACCCCATCGGCGTTGGGCACGGCCGCGGCGGGCACCTCGAGCCTCGCCAGCCGGGCCGATCACACCCATCCGGCACTGACGGTGTTTCCGTATGCGTCCCTGTCGGGGGTGCCATCCACCTTCGCCCCGTCCAGCCATACGCATACCGCCAGCCAGGTGACAGACTTCGCCACGCAGGCGGCCAAGTACGGCCCGGTCACGTCCGTGAACGGGCAGACCGGGGCGGTCACGGTCACGACCAGCTCGGCCTATACGCTACCAACGGCAACCGACACGGTCCTTGGCGGCGTCAAGGTGGGCACGGGCCTGTCGATTACTTCTGGCGTCCTTTCGGCCACGGGCGGCGGCGGTGCCTCGCTCTCCAACGCCGCGCCATCCGCCCTCGGAACAGCATCGGCGGGCACGGCCTCGACGGCATCGCGCAGCGATCACGTCCACACGCTTCCGTCACTCTCGACGTTGGGGGCGGCAGCGGCGAATCACAACCACCCATATGTAACTGGGCTCAACAATCTGACGGGCGAGTTGACGCTGGCGGCTGGCTCTAACGTGACACTGACCGCCAGCGGATCGACCATCACGATTGCCGCAACCGGCAGTGGCAGTGCCAACGATACGGTTGACGGTGGCGACTACGTCGGAGTTGTGGCGTCCATACTGATAGCTCAGCACCCGTCGGACGTGAGTATTTCGATAAACCAAGGAGCGACCGGATCGGCCTCGTTCACGGTCGCTGCCTCGGCCTCGACGGGCTCGCCTGTCGGCTTCCAGTGGGAACGAAACCAGGGCAGCGCATGGACCGCGATTGACGCGGCAACGTCCGCAACCCTGTCTCTCACGGGTCTGGCCGGAGTGGACGACGGCACGCTCTACCGGTGTGTCGTCACCGCGTTCGGCCTGCCCGCCGTTACGAGCGACGCGGCATCGCTGTCTGTGGCGGTGATCGTGCCAGCCGCCCCGGTCATCACTATTGCAACGCAGCCGCAGCCCGCCACTATCGCCAGCACGGCCAGTACGGCATCGTTCTCGATCACGGCCAGTGTCAACTCTGGAACGCTCGTCTACCAGTGGCAGCGGCGCGGCCGAGGGGCGACCACGTTTGTGGACGTCAGCGGGGCGACCGGCAGCACACTGTCGCTCTCGGGCCTGAATTATGACATAGATCGCGAAACGTACTACCGCTGCAGACTGACGGCGACGGGTGCCGCAGCGGTCACGTCGTCCCCGGCGCAGCTTGCGATCACATGGGCGAACGCTCCGCAGATTAACATCATCAACGGGCCGAGCGAGGTTAGGTGGCCGTCGAGCAGCAACTTCTTCACCGTCACTTATGGCGAGCAGATTTTCGGCGGCGTGACTACGACCAGGCAGTGGCAGGCGCGGCGACAATACTCAACCGGCGAGTGGGGGTCTGTCCAATCTCTTGTAGGTAACAACGGCGTGTCGGGTTCCACAACTGGCGGTAGCCTGACCCTTACGTCGCTTCCCGGAACCGCGGGCGAATTTCGATGCGTCATCACATCCACGAACAGCTACGGGACGACAACGGCAACCACGGGCACTATTACCATTATTCGGCCGACGGCCTAGCACACTATGTCTAAAATCAAACCAAAGCGTAGCTATACCACCGGCGCAGTGCCGACCACTAGCGACCTCGAAGCCAACGAGTTGGCGATCAACTGGGTGGACGGTAAGGCGTACACCAAAACGGCCGCAGGCAACATCGTCAGCGTGACGCTCGGGGGCGGCGGTGGTGGCTCGCTCTCGGCGACCGTCACGATCCCGGGGCTCGGCGACCCGTACTACGACAGCGTTTCGCTACTGCTTCATGGCGACGGCAACCTGACGGACAAAAGCGGCACGCCGAAAACCGTGACGGCTGTCGGCAGTGCGGCGACATCAACAACGCAAAAGAAGTTTGGAACTGCGTCTCTCGCCAGTTTGGCGGCTGGCGATTTCTACACCGTGCCGGATAGCAGTGCGTTTGATTTCGGAAGCGGTGATTTCACTGTCGAGATGTGGCTGTACCCTGTGGCAGGGAACAGTGGCTACCGCTCGTTGTATGGCAAGCGGGCGACAACTGGGCCAGTTGCGCCGGTGCAGGCGTTTATTGACCCATCGGGTGTGCTCTCAGTTTTTGCTGCGAATGCGGCATCAGCCGCTACGGTCAATTGGACAGTGCTAATTACGGCAAGCTCATCGCCTTCGGTTGGCCAGTGGTCGCACCTCGCAATGGTACGGAGCGGATCGACAGTCACCGTGTATCTCAACGGCGCATCTGTTGGCTCGTCTTCCGCACTTGGAGGCAGCGCGCTAGTCCAAAACGATGCAGCGTTCTGCGTTGGTTCTACCTACAGCGGAGGCGCTGGAGACGCATACTTCGGTGGGTACATCGACGAATTTCGGGTGTCGAAGGGCGTTGCACGTTACACCGCATCGTTCACGCCTGCCACTGCCGCATTTGCTGACGCGAGCGGCCTGACAGTTCCTGTGGTCGGAACCGGCAGCGTTGGCTCTGGCCTGTCATGGTCGAGCGTGCCAGCGTCAGCGACGGCGAGCGGGACGGCGGGGCAGATTGCGTATGACGGAGACTATCAATACACATGCGTAGCTACAAATACGTGGAGGCGGGTGGCATTGCCATCGTGGGATACTGAGTTCGCATCCGTTAGCCTGCTGCTCCCGATGGATGCCAGCACAGGCTTCACCGACGCGAGCTTGAATGCTTTTAGTGTTACGGCAAACGGCGACGCGAGAATCAGCACCGCGCAGAGCAAGTTCGGCGGGGCAAGCGCATTGTTTGATGGAACCGGGGATTTTCTGTCCATTCCAAACAACTCCGCTTTTGATTTTGGAAGCGGTGATTTCGCCATTGAGGCGTGGGTTTATATCACGGCCAATTCGACTGCCGATTCTGATGGAAATCGCGGCACTGCTGTATGCAGTACTTGGAACGCAGGCGTCCCGCCTATTTCTGGATGGATTCTTGCCGTGATGGGCAATAGCACTACTACCGGTACTGGCTTGCAGTTGGACTCTTGGAATGGGGCAAATAGTGGGACACTGTTCCGAGCCACGGCGTCAATTGCGCACTCAACATGGCACCATATCGCAGCTTCAGTCATTGGAGGCACACGCCGCCTGTACCTGAATGGCACACTGTTAACAGACGCACAGACAATAACCGTTGGCTCTGGATACACGCCGGTTAACAGCCTCGGCAATGCGTTGAGAATTGCAGGCTCCGCGCTTACCGGCTACCCACTCAGTTTTAACGGCTATATCGACGACCTTCGGATCACAAAGGGCAGCGGACGATCGTACTCTGCCGCGACGATCCCAGTTCCGACGGCGGCATCTGGAAGATCATGACCCGCGCCCCCATCCCCCTCGCCGCTCTCATCACGGTCGCTCTTGCAGCGGGCGTGATGGCGGCACGGGCGGCGAGTTGGTCGGCCAGGTGGTACGCATACCGGATCGTCCGTGGGTTCGAGTGAAAACTGGGTTGACGCCTGTTCCGCCTATGGCAGGCTCGAGGGGTGTACCGCCACCACGGAGGGCTGACGCATGGCGAAAAAGGTCGGACTGCTGGACGAGGTTCTCAGTCGGCTATCGCGTCCGAAGCGGCGGCGGTGGATCGACGGCGTACCGCCGGACATTTGCAGCGAACTAGAGCAGGTGAGGGAACAGTTTTGCGGCGGGCTGATGGGTCGCACGAGCGCGAACGGGCTGGCCAACCTGCTGGCCGAATCGCTGGCGGCCCGCGGGGTCCAGGTACATCACACGACGTTGGTGCGATGGCTCAAAAACTAAAACCATCGTCCACGCTGGCCGCCGAGGTTGCCGCGAAGCTGCCGGCCCCGGCCCCTCCGGCCGATGCCGAGCAGGTGACGCAGACGCAGAAGGGCGACGTGCTCGAGGCCCGTTCCACGTCGCGCACCATTCGCACGGTTGACGATTTGCTTCGGCATATCGGTGCCGACCTGTCGGCGTTCGAAGTCGCCGCGAGCGAGGCAACCAAGTGGGAGTGTGCCACGGTGGACCGCTCCACGGGCCAGCCGATTGTGACGGAGCTGTTCCGGGTGTTCGTCCGGCTCAAGCCCCGGCCCGGCCCCGGGGTTCGCGAGGCCGTCGCGGCAATGATCGCGGCCGCCAAGAAGGAAATCCGCCGGCCGCCCCGGCCGAAGGTCAAGCCCGCGAAGTCGAGCGACCGGTGGGCGGTGCTCATCGTGGCCGACACTCACTTCGCCAAATACGCATGGCGGCGGACCACGGGTGGCGAGGATTACGATTTGAGCATTGCCGAGCGGCTTGTCGGCCAGGCGTCCGCCGAGCTGCTCGAGGTGGCCGCACGGTACAAGCCCGGCCGGCTGACGGTCGGGATGCTGGGCGACCTGTTCCATTACGACCGCCCTTCCGGCGAAACAACCAAGGGCACTCCGCTCGAGCGGGATGGCCGCCTGCAGAAGATGATCGAAGTGGGCTGGGGCTCGCTCATCGGCCTAGTCGAGCAAGCCGCGGAGACGGCCCCGGCCGACGTGACAATCGTGCCCGGCAACCACGACGAGAGTTTGAGCTGGGCCTTTCACCGGATGCTGCTCGAGCGATACAAGGCCGACAAGCGGGTGATCGTTGACGAGGCGTATACGTCTCGCAAGTACGCCAGCCACGGCCGCAACCTGCTGGGGTTTGCTCACGGCAACCATGCCAAAAAGAAACTGCCGCAGCTCATGGCGTTAGAGTCGGCGGACAAGTGGGCGACGTGCCCGTACCGCGAGATTCATACCGGTCATCTGCATCACCAGGCGGCCGAGTGGTCGCGGCCGATTGAAACCATCGACGGGGTGCTCGTGCGGGTGGCCCCGTCCCTCGGTCCGGCTGACGACTACCACGCGACCCATGGCTGGGTTCACAACCGGCAGGCCATGGAGCTGTTCATCTACGACCATGGCGGTGGGCTCGAGGCCATGCACGTCGCCGGCCCGCGGATCGGGGGAAGCCGATGAGCTGGTCGATGCTGCCGGCGGACTATCTCGCGGACGCCAAGCGGCGGGCCTATCGGTATCAAGGGCAATGGACGGGGACGGCCGGGTCGCTGGCCGCCGACGTTGCCCGGTTGCTCAAGGAGCGGGAGGTGCTCGTGGGGATGCTTCCAGGTTCGGCTGAACAGAGTATTTCGATAGACCAGCCACCGGCCGCAGGGGCCGCCTGTGACATTGACGCGGAGTGGGCCGGCGTTCGCGGGCGTCACCAGGAGATGCACCGCCGCATCCGTGACGGTGGCCGCGGGTTCCGGGTCATCGGCATTTCGGGGCGGGCCGGGTCCGGCAAGACGACCGTGGCCGGCATGATCCCCGGGGCCGTTGTGCTGCAACTAGCCGACCCTCTCTACGCCGCACTGGCCGCGATGCTCGGCCTGCCGGAGTCGATGCTCCGCAGTCCGAACTACAAGGAAAAGCCGGTGCCCGGCCTCGGCAAGTCCCCTCGCCAAATGCTTCAGACGTTGGGCACGGAGTGGGGCCGCGAGCTGGTTGACCGCCATATCTGGATTCGACTACTCGAGCGGCGGGTCGCCGCATTGCGGGAGGCCGGGGTCGAGACGGTCGCGGTGGCCGACGTGCGATTCGACAACGAGGCCACGGCTATCCGCGAGATGCCAGGCGGGGAAGTGTGGCGGGTCCACCGGGCCGGGCCGGGGACGGCCGCCAGCCACTCGAGCGAGGCCGGCGTCACGCTGCTAGGGCACGAGGTTGAGATTCAAAACTACGGGAATCTAGACGCCCTGCGGACCCGTGTGCTCGAGGCTCTTGCACTGCCGTCGTAGGTTGCGGCATGCGCCCGGGCAGATGGTGAACAAAGGTACAATAGCGGCTAGGAGACACGCATTTGTTCCGACGCCCCGAAAGCCGCCGCACGGACGAAACATCTTTCCGCCGCGGCAAGCATGGCCGCGAGCCGATCGCTGCCCCCGGGTCGGGCGGGGATCACGTCCACTACCAGCCGTCGAAACAAATCGGCCTCGGCTGCATCACGTCCAGGCCTAGGCCGACCGTCACGTTTTGGGAACAGCTTGCCTACGAGCTGGGGTGCAACGTGACGACGGCAAAAGCCCTCTGGGAAAAGGGGCTCATCAAATGACCGCTCAAATGACGGCCGACATTACGGCCGCCTCTGTGGCGGCCGCCAGCCCGCACGACGATCTCGCCGCGAAGGTCGGGGCGTTCCTCCAATCGGCCAAACTGGCCGCCGTTGGCGGCATCACTTGGACCGAGTTTGGTTCGTTGCTCGTGGCGTTGCTCCGGCTGGTGACGGGGGCACTCGACGCGATGCCGAAGCTATCGGGGCCGGAGAAGAAGGAGGTCGCCCTCGGGGCCGTGGCCGCCTTGTTCGATCTCGTGGCCGTGCGGGCGGTGCCGTTCCCCGGCCTGCCGCTGTTTGCCCTCTGTCGCTCTCCGCTCCGTGCTCTCGTGCTCGCATTGGCGTCCGGTGCTATCGACCAGTTGCTCCCCCTCGTGAGGTCCGCGAAATGATTGCCGTCTGCTTCCTGCTGGCCGCTGCTGCTGCTGTCGCTTTCTGGCCGATGGCGTCCAGCCGCCCGGCGTTTTCCCTGCCGGCCCCCGTGCCGAAACACGCCGGCCATGCGACGTGCCGCGAGGCCCTCGAGCTGGTTGTCGAAATCCGCGAGCGGCTGCAGGCGACGGAAACCCTTGACGACAAGGCCAAGGCCGCCATCGAGACGATCACCCTTTCGTTGGTCAACGGGAGCGAGCTGCCGTGAGTCAAAAAAACCGGTACATCGTCGCGGCCGTGCTGGCCGCGGTTGCCCTGTTGTTGCTCGTGCCGGCTGGCGACGGTGCCCGGCCGGGGCCGGCACCGCTGGGGCCGGGGGAGTTCAGCCTCCGCGGGAAGTTCCAGGGGGAGACGGCCGCGGCGGACGCGGCTTGCCTAGCCGGGCTCTGCGACGAGCTGGCCGAGTGTCTGTCTTTCGACGGGGCAAAGCCCCCGGCCGAGCAGCGGATCAAGACGGGGGCACAGATTGAGGATTTGAGGATTGCAGCCCGGGAGGCCCGGATGCGGGGCGAGTCGATCGGTGCCCGCCAGCCGAAGGCCCGCGAGGCCATCCAGACATACCTCGACTCGACCGCCGGCACGGGCGGCGGGCCGCTGACGCCAGAGAAGCGGGGCCAGTGGGTTGCGGCGTTCCGTGCGTTGGGGAGGGCCGCCGCCGATGCCGCGCAGTAGGTACAGCCTCGGTGCGATTGCGTTTATTGCGTTTGCGGCCGTGCTGGGGACGCTCGTGCAAATCGCCACGCATCGAGTGGTGACGCACCTCGAGGCCAATTTCGGCTACCAGCCGGACCCGGAGGCTACTCGCGAGTTCCTCGGGCAGCTCGAGCATCCGACGTTTGGGGATGCCGGTGCCGATGCCGTTGCCCAGGCCAAGGGGGTCGATACGTTTCTGTATCGGTACGTCGATAAGGCGCACCAAGCCGTGTATGGCGTCCCATGGAAATGTCTTGACCAAGGTTCGGCCGGGACGTGCGTGTCGTTCGCTTTTAGTTTGGGTGCCCGGGCCGGGCAGGCAACGGATTGGGCGGTGGGCCGGTTGCCTATGCCGCCCCCTACCGTCGCCTCTGAGCCGGTGTACGGGGGTGCCCGCGTCCAGGGCATGGGGCGATCAAGCCAGCCCGGGGGCGACGGCGCAACGGGCTCCGGGGCCGCCCGGTGGATAAGCGGCCGGTGCCGTCAGCCCGGGGTCGGCGGCATCCTCTACCGTCAGACCTACGGCCAGTGGAACCTAGCCGAGTATTCAATCCCGCTGAGCCGGCAGTGGGGCGCGACGGGCGTTCCCGATGAGCTGGCCCGCGAGGCCAACAAGCACAAGGCCCTCGCGGTTGCCCAGGTCAATACATGGGACGAGTTGTGTGCGGCGGTCGAGCGGGGCAGCCCGGTTGTGCTCTGCAGCAACGTGGGCTACGGCCGGGCCGATGGCCGCCAGCCCGTGAGGGATGCTGACGGATTCCTCGAGCGGGGTACGCCGTGGTCCCATGCGATGCTTGTATGGGCAACGCGGCACAAGCGGAACGGGAGCCCGCGGGACGGGGGCCTCGTGCAAAACTCGTGGAGCGAGCGGTGGTGCTCCGGGCCGACGTGGCCGGCGGACCAGCCGGCCGGCTCCTTCTGGGCCAGCCGCGAGAACATCGAAGCCGCGTTGACGCAAGGCGATTGCTGGGCCATCGGCGGCGTCGATGGGTTTGCCTACCGTGATCTCCACAATGGGAATTGGTTGCAGCCGGAGGGGGCGAAATGAAGGTTGATAAAAACGTGCTCGTGATCGTGGCCGCCGTCGTCATCGGCGGGCTGGCTCTCCAAACGCTCCCGGCCCCTCGAGCGAAGCCGGAGCGGCCGGTGCTCAAGTTCCTCGCGCGGGTTGCCAAGCTGGGGCTATGGGTGCTCGTGGCACAGTCCCCTCCTTCTCCGCGAGTGTTCGCAGCTCACGGGCACGTCCACCAGGTCAACGACAACGGCGAGCGGGTTCTTAACCATCAAGAGGGCTGGTGACATGGAGTGGCTACTCGCACTACTGACCAGCCTCTCGGCCGATCCCCAGGCATTGCAGGCTGAGCGGCCCCGGGCCGCGGCCGCCGTGGCCGTGGCCTATGCGTCCCTTGCTTCCGATCTGCCGGCACCGCCGGCACCGCCGGCACCGCCGGCCCCGGCCCCGGGGCGGGCCGCCGCGCCCCCCTGCCCTACTGGCAACTGCCCGAAAGGAAAACCGCAGTGATTCAATTTGTAACGTGGGTCGTGTTTGGTGTGATCGTCGGCTCGGTGGCGAAGTGGTTCTACCCTGTTGACGACGGCAAGCACGGTATGCTCGCTACCCTCGGCGTCGGCGTTGTGGGGTCGTTCGTAGGGGGCCTAGCGTCCTATCTGCTGGCCGCCGGCCATAGCCCCTACAATCCGGCCGGGTTCGTGTTTTCAATCGTCGGGGCGGTGGCGACGTTGGCCGCGTGGACTTGGTACAGCCAACAACCATGACGGATGACGCCTTCGAGCAGCTCACGGCGCACGTCCGATACCGCCTCGGCAATCGGGTGGACTACGCCCGGCCGTGGCGTGTCAACGAGCTGACCAAGCTCATTGTGCGGCACTGGCCGCACAGTCACCTCGAGGCCGTGGCGGCCGCCGGCCCCAACCACAAAGACGTCGATCACGCGATGGCACTCGTGCGGGCTCAGGTCCGCGAGCAATGGGAAGCCCGGCACGGGATCGGGCCTCTATGGGGCCTCGTGCTGGCCGGCACTGTATCGGGAACGTGCCAGGTTATCCTCGGCTTGTGGTGGAGCGACGAGCGATGGCGGGCCGGACTAAAAGAGATGAGCCGGCGGGCGGTAGAATAACGGAACGATCAAGCGGCCCCGTGCCCACAACGAGGGTCTGCGGCCGGGCCGGCGCGTGGGTTAATCGCCGGCCCGGCCTTTCTATCTCGTGATCGTCAAGAGTATTTCGATAGCGTCGTGGATGGCACGGGCCAGCCGGCTATCGCTCCCCAGCTCTTGACCAAACTTGACGAGCACCAGGACCTCGACTGCCCGGTTCCAGGCTAGGCGTATGCGTGGCATGGTTGTCCCTTCCGTAGCATGAGCTGGGCCGGGAACGGGGCGATGGCCACGGCCCCCGGCGGGGTTGTCCATTCGTAGGTGATGCCGTCCGGGTGACGGGACGGCGGAAGGACGGATTGGGCCGCCCGGCCGCCAAGACGGATTTCGATAGCGTCGGCCTTCACGGCCGCGGCCTCCGGCATCCACGGTTCCCATCGGAATAGGCGGTGCTCGCCGCGAGCGGATCGCCACGTTGGCGTCGGCACGTCAAGGATGCCGAAGGCCGCGAGCTGCTCCCGGCCCTCCGGCGTGTCGTACTCCACGTCCACTACGCCGCTGGCCGGGCCAAGCAAGAGGCCGACATTCGATCCGGCCTTGAGCCATGCGGCCACGTCCTGCAGGTTGTCCGTGGAGCGGTGTTGCCATGCGGCACCGAGCGGCCGCTTCTCCCGGCGGGCCAGGCGGACAAAGCGGCATCCGGCCGCGGCGAGGGGGGCTAGGTTGTCCGTGCCGTGCATCATCGCACCGCCTTTCCGCCCTTGGTGCTCCACACTCCCCGCGGGGCCGGGATGGAATCCCAAATCTCGACGTAGCCGGAGTCGATCACGAACAGGTCGATCTCGCCGGGCCGCGTGTCGCGGTGAGAGTCGAACGAGCCCTCCGGCATGTCGATGGCGACGGCCAGTACCGGGTGCTTCTCGCCCGTGTGCGTCTCCGTGACGGTGCCGATCTTGTGCCAGCGGATCGCGGCCGCCGGGATCGCCATGCCGCGGTTGCCAAACCATGCGGCTACCTTCTTCTTGCTCCACGGCGTTCGGTTGTTTGCTCGAAACTTGGTCATGGGGTTGTCCCTCTGGTGGTGGTGGTGGGGTTGTGGGTCAGGCGGTCAGTTCGCGAACGGAGTCGAGGCAGGTGTGCGTGGTGTGCATGGTGATGCCGAGCGTGTCGCACTTCTCGCGGACCTGCCGGCGGATCGTCTCGCAGTGCCAGACCGATGGCGGGTCGCCAATGTCGGCATACGTGTCGAGGATCAAAAACTCGTCGGGCAGGTCGGTGCGGTATGCGATTGCACGGACGATTGGCTGCACGAGCGGGTCACAGTCGGCAAACAGAATGGCCTCGTGGGCAAGCAGGATGGCGCGGGCACGGTCGGGGGTCATGGGTTGTCTCCGGGTTGGGGTGGTGGTTGTGGTTGGGTTGTGTCCGGCCCGGGGTCAGCCCCAGGCCCCATAAATTTCGTCGCACACTGCGACGTAGAAATCCTCGGTGCAAGTGCGGTAGAGCCTCGCGAGCGCGGCCGTCTGGATGACGGCGGCCTCGTCGCTCTTGTCTGCGACAAGGCCGCGGAGCACGTCCACGAGTTGGTCGGTCGGCATGGTTTCGATGTTGGTCAGCATGGCGGGCATGGGGTTGTCTCTCTGGTGGTTGTGGTGGTGGTTGGGTTGTCCCCCGGCGGCGGATGCCGCCGGGGGCGATAGGTTGTCACAGCGTGGCCTTGGCAATGGCCCTACGGGCCATGCGGACCGCGGCGTGGTCGGCCAGGTCAGGATTCACGAGCGTCCGTGCGGTGAGCTTGTCGCTACAGGCAATCAAGGCGGCCAGCAGTTCGGGGGCCGCCGCAATCAGCTTCGCGTTGGCCCGCGTCTCGTCGCCGCTGGTGTCGTCGTGGAAAGCAACCATCGCGACACGAGACAGTTCGCAGTTGTCTTGGAAGTCCATGATCCAGTGACCATCGCCGCCTTGAGCGGTGCCCCAGTGAATCGACCATGGTGCGGCCGTGTGGGCCATCCTGCCGGCGTTGTTGGTTTCGGTTTCCATCGTCTTAGTCTCCTAGTGGTTGTGGGCCTCGTGGCCCGGTTGGTGAATACTATCCTATCGGCAAGTACGATGCAAGGGGTGAATAAAAACTCGAGTCGGGTTGTCTAGTTGACGTGCTTCCCGCCCCGCGGGCGGCCGCGGCCGGCGGCCGATTGGGCGTAGGCTTCAACGGCTGACTGCAGGGCAAACCATTGGCCGTCGATCACGATGCCGGCGACGTGGCCGCCTTGAACCTGCTGACGCATCCAATAGCGGGACACGTTGGCCAGCTTGGCCGCGGTGCCGATCGTCACGTATTTGTCGGGGTCTATTTTGGGTGCCATGGCAACCATTGTTGCCGGTCGGCTTGGGTTGTCAAGCATGGTTGCGTCGGGCCGGGTTGTCGGGTTGTGGTTGGGTTGTGGGCGGGGTCAAACCGCCTCGCGGATAGGGGCGGTGGTGGCGGTGAAGCCGCGGCCGTGGAATAGCTCCACGTCAAGCTGGTCGGTGCCGTCGATGCGGACGACGTGGCCGGCGGCGTCGGCCGCCAGATAGCTACCCTCAAAGCGGCGGCCGGTTTTGCGGTAGCGTTCGTTGGCGGCGGCCGCCGGGTTGTGCATCCATCCGGCGTCAACCGGGCCGGCGATGCGGTGGTTGAAACGGCGTTCGCGGTCGGCGGCCTCGGCCGCGGCTTGACGGTCGGCGGCCTCGGCGGCGGTGCGTATGGCGGCTTGGTGCCGGGCGGCCTTGCTGCCGAACCGGGCCGCGGCGGCACAGTTCACGCCCAAGAGCTGAACGTCGCCCCCGTCCCGTTGCACTGCAACGCGGCGACGGGGGCAGGTGGTTCCGCACTGCTCACAGATACCTTCTTCGGCCATTCCTAGAATCTTGAACACGTTTGCGTCTCCCGGGGTTGTGCGGCGTTGGCCGCGTGGTTGTGTCATTATTGCCTATCGGCAACATAGAGTCAAGGGGGTGAAAGAAAATCAGTCCGCAAACATGGGAACGGTCCGGCAGACGGCCGGACGGGCCGGGCCGACCGGGGCTCCGGCGGCGTCCAGGTCGAGCAGGAAGCGGTCGGCCGCCCGGCGGGCGTCGGTGCCCCGGGGGGCGTGGGCGTTGGCCGTGGCGTTGTCCTGCAGGGCCATAGCGTCAACGGCTCGGCGGACGGGGGCGGGCAGGTCGGCATAGCGGGAGGCGAGTCGGCAAAATTGGGCGGCGGTCATGGGTTGGGGTTCCGGGTTGTGGTTGGGTTGTGGGGCTGCGGTTAGGGCGGGGCCGGCGGTCACGAGTAAAGCCAGCCGGTTTTCAGAAACTTGTCGCGGGGGAGCATCCAGGCGTGGCCGTGGACGTCAACAAACTGCCACCGCTTGACGCCGTACTTGTCCACGATCGGGGAGACTGAAAAGCCCGCCCGGGTGATTGCGGCGGCCGCTGATTCCTCGGTGATGGCGTTCATGGGAACCCATGGCCGCGGTTGGGGTCGGGCGGTGGTGGCGGTCGTGGCGTGGGCGGCCCTCGTCATTGAAAAGAGGTCGGCGGCGTGTCGTGTCGTGTCGTGGTGGTTCATCGTCGGGGCTCCGGGGTTGGGGTTGTGAGCTGGTCGGGCGAAGTGCCCGGCCGCCCGGTGCCCGGCCGCCTCGCGGCGGCCGGTGGCCGGGGGGCCGCGGCTCAGCCTTGGTAGTCCGCTAGGTAGGTGAGCTGGTCGGCCAGTTCGGCCGCGGTCATGTTGTCGAGCTGGGCACGTTCGGCGGCGTCCATCGGCTGGCCGGCGGCCGCGTAGTGTGCTGCGACGTCGGCGGCGGTCGGCGCGTCGTCAAGGTCGAGCACGGTGTCGATGGCCTCAAGGACGATCGCGTCGGGGTCGTGGTCGTCTGCAAGGCGGAAGCCGCCGCAGTCGGACACGGGCCGCGTGTCGCGCTGGCCGCCCTTCCGGCGGCGGTAGAGTTCGGCGGCCGCGTAGTGAATCTCGTCGGTGTAGTAACCGGCGGACGGGCAATCGGGCCAAGCCAGCAAGGCTTTCTGGCAATCCTCAATCGTGAACAGCAGTTCGGCATCGCTCATGGTCGTGACCTTGGCCGCGTAGGCGGCGTGGTCGATGACCTTTCCGGCGTAGTTGCTGACGATGGCATAGGCGGGCATGGTTGGGGCTCCTTGGTTGTGCGGCTGGTGGCCGCGGGTTGTGGGGGCGGGCGACGTGCCCGGCCGCCCGTATGCCCCTCCCGCCGGGGCGGGAGGGGGCAACGGGGGGCCGCGGCTTAGTGGTTGGAGAACACGTAGATGCGTCCGCCGTCCGCGTTGGCCGTCCACACTTCGCCGTTCAAGAACAAGTCGCGGGCCATGGCGTCCCAGTCCACGTAGCGGGACGGGTGAAACCAGCCGTCGCGGCGGCAGTTCTTTTCCGCCTCCGCGGTGTATTCCGCGAACATTTCTTCCACGTAGTCGGCCAGCGTGTCATACGTGCCGCGGAAGTAATCTTCGAAGTCGGCCGGGTCGTTGCCGGCGTCGTTGTCTAGCCAAGCCAGCAGCGCGGCGGGCTCGTCCGCGTTGTCTAGTGCTTCGCCAAGGGCGGCCACGCGGTCGATGCTTTCAAACTCGCCAAGCCCGCCAAGCCCTTCGCTATCGTGGAACGCGAATTCCTCCGCGCCCGGTTCGGGCGATGCGGCCAGCATGGCCGCGATTTCGTCGCGGATATGGTCGGCACCTTGAGTGGCGTCGATCCATCGGCCGTGAAGGCGGCCGTTGTTGTAGGCGGAAAGGCAGGCGGCGTAGACGCGGCGGGTGGTGGTGGCGTTCATGGTTTCGATCCTCTTGGGTTGTGGCCGTGTTGGCCGGGTTTTCCGCCCATTGCCCGGGGCGGGTTCGGGTTGTGTTGTGTTGGTTGCCGGTCGGCAACAATTGGCTAGAACGGAGCTGCCTCCCGGCGGGGCCGGCCCATGGTTGGGTGCCGCTGGAACCATTCGACGTCGGTCCGGCTGACGGTCCAGTTGCGGCCGACCTTGACGCCCTTGACCTTGCCGGCCTTGACCATGAGCCGGAGCCATTGTTCCGTGACGTCGGCAATGGCCGCGGCTTCGATGAGGCGGATGAAGTCTCCCGCGGCTGGGGCCGGGGCGGCCATTTCGGCGGCACGAGCGATGGCGGCCGTCATGGCATCGTCGGCATCACTCATGACGGGGGCCGGGGCGGCCATCAGCTCGTACAAGGCGGCCGCGGGATCGTCGCCCAGTTCCGGGGCAATGGTGGCCGCAAGGTGGGCGGCACAGACGTCCCAGCCGCGAAGCTGCGAGTTGTCGCCTACCGTCATGGCCGACCGGTGCGCCAGCTTGAACTGGCCGGCATGGTCATAACCCATGAATGCGGCCGCGGCTTTTCGGATGCCGGCAACACGGGCAACTTCCGCGGCTTCGAGTTCGCGGGCCTCACGATAAACGGCGAGCACTGCGGACCATTCAAGGCCCATTTCCGCGGCTCGTGTCTTGTGTTCGTTCGTGTTCATGTCGGTATTGTAGCCTATCGGCAACAAGCCGTCAAGCGGTCCACAAAAAAATATTTTTTTCGCGGAGTGTAGGCGGATTTTCTCAATGGACACTTGGTATCGCGAGAATTTTTTGGGCATGGGGGGCCGCCTGGCAGGCTATATGAATGATGGCCGCGGTCGGCCATCGGCGGCCATCGGCGGCCATCGGCGGCCATCGGTCGGCCGATGGTGGGCAGGTGGGCAGGTGGGCAGGTGGGCCGCCCCGGTCGGCGGCCATCGGCCGCCGGCGGTCGGCCGGTCGGTCGGCCGACCTGCCCGGTCTATCGAAATACTCTCCCCGGCCGACCGGCCCCGGTGAGGTCGGCTATCGAAATACTCGCCGCCCCACCAACGGGGGGAGTGGCAGGGCGGCT